GATCCTTTGTCTAACAGATGGTGGCAGGAAGCAGATAAACCTTGGCAAGCACTTGCATGGTGTTACGAGTGGGCATTGTACAGCAACGCTAGACAGTTTGGGGAGCATTTCGAGACTCACCTACCCTGTGCTAGTGATGGCTCGTGCAATGGCTTACAGCACCTCTCAGCAATGCTCAGAGACCTTGAGGGTGGTAAGGCAGTAAACTTAACACCGCACGACACACCTCAAGACATTTACACGGATGTAGCAAAGAGAACAACGGAACTGTTACAGCAAGAAGGTACAACACTAGCCAGTGAGTTACTAAACATTGGTGTGTGTAGAAAGATATGTAAGAGACCTGTGATGATTGTACCCTACTCAGGGACACAACACAGTTGTAGAGACTACATACTGGAAGCACTAGAAGAAAAATGTAAGGGCAACAACCCTTGGGGTGATGACTTCTGGCAACCAGCCACATACTTGGCTAAGTTTGTCTGGAAAGCCATCAATGAGGTTATTGTCTCGGCTCATAAAGTAATGGACTACATCAAGAGCATTGCAAAGTTGTACAGTAAGCAGGGCAGACCCTTTGAGTGGGAGACACCAACAGGGTTATTAGTAAGACAGTCGTACAGTAACACCAAGAAGCTACGCATCTGGACACACTTAAGCGGTTCTACAGTTAAGCTGAACTACAGACAGCCACTAGAGAAGACAGTAGACTCACGCAAGAGTGTTAGTGGTGCTAGTCCTAACTTCACACATAGCCTAGATGCTGCGGCTTTGACGTTCACAGTCGATAAGTGTTTGAAGGAAGGCATAACAGACTTTGCCATGGTACACGACAGCTATGGCACACACAGTCCCAACATGGTGAAACTTAACGATAAGTTAAGAGAAGCATTTGTTGAGATGTATAGAGATAACGATGTACTGCAAAATCTCTACGATAGCGCAGTAAGTACGTTAACGGAGGGTACAGAAATACCTGAACCTCCACCAAGGGGAACTTTAAACATTGAGGAGGTGCTACAGAGTGATTACTTTTTTGCTTAATTCTCTAACCACCCCCTATAGCAATCCCCGATCAAACATTAACTTAATAGGATAATAATATATGGCGAAGAACATTTTAGTATTAGAAGGAAAAGCAGCATGGGCGAAAGTATTTGAGCCTGATACAAAGTTTAATCCAAACGGTGATTACAGTATCAATCTTCAAATGACGGAAGCAGATGCAGCTCCAATGTGTGAGAAATTAGAGGAACTAATTCAAGAGACATTTAAGAAAGCAGTTAAAGAGAAACCACCTCTTAAGAACTCTCTGACCACACAAGATGTCATGTCCGTAGTATACGACAGAGACACAGGAGACCCTACAGGTAACGTAGAGTTTAAATTCAAACTAAAAGCTAAAGTCCAAAAGAGAGATGGTAGTTGGTATGAGCAAGAGCCTGTTGTGCTTGATGCGAAGAAGACACCACTCACAGGTGACACGCTGATTGGTAATGGCTCTAAGGTGAAGGTAGCGTTTGAACCTATCCCTTACGTGATGCAGTCAACCAAGAAGGTAGGTGTGTCTCTACGACTAAAGGCAGTACAGGTAATAGATTTGGTTGAGTATGGTAACTCAGCTTCAAGTGTGTTTGATGAAGAGGACGGCTTCGTAGCCCCCTCCGCTAATGCCGAAACTTCATCAACAACTGAGGTCTTTGCTGATGCCGCTGACTTCTAGATCGACCCTAGAGGAACGTGTGCAAGCAGACCTTGACTACCGTGGGATAGCTTATGAGTATGAACCTTGTAAGCTACCCTTCACGGTAAAGCGTAATTATATACCTGATCTAAAGATTGGAGATATTTATGTTGAGGTTAAGGGTTACTTCCGATCAGAAGCGCAACGCAAGATGCGTAACATAAAGGAACAACACCCTGACTTAGATATACGGTTCTTATTTCAAAGAAACAACAGCCCAGTACAAGGCGCAAAGAAACGCAAAGACGGAACTAAGATGACTTGTGCAGAGTGGGCAGAAAAACATAACTTCATTTACGCAGAGGGGATGATCCCTGATGAGTGGTTTAATTAGGAGACAGTAATGGAAAATCAGGAGAGTGATTTTATTATGCACACTCCTTGTAGTAAGTGTGGTTCATCAGATGCAAACAGCTTGTACTCTGATGGTCACACCTACTGCTTTAATTGTAAAACTTATGGGCAATCCCAAGAGGAGGTCAGATTGGTAGAGAACGCAGTGAAAGATACGATATTCAAAACAGGGTCTTATCAACCTCTGATTAAAAGAAACTTAACAGAGAAGACTACAAGGTTTTGGGATTATCAAGTGGCAGACGGAATGCACGTAGCAAACTTCAAAGATGCTGACGGCAACACAGTGGCACAGAAGCTCCGCTACCCTGATAAAACTTTTGCTGTCGTAGGTGATTTAAAGAAAGCTGTATTGTTTGGACAGAACCTTTGGCGAGACGGTGGTAAAAGCTGTGTCGTTGTAGAGGGTGAGTTAGATGCGCTATCCATGTCTCAGGCTTTTGATAACAAGTGGGCAGTTGTCTCTATTAAGACAGGTGCGGCAGGAGCAGTTAAAGACATTAAAAAATCTATCGAATGGTTAGAGAAGTTCGAGCAGGTTGTCTTTATGTTTGACCAAGATGATGTAGGCAAGAAAGCAGCACTAGAGTGTGCGGCACTACTATCACCACGCAAAGCTAAGATTGCCAAGCTACCACTCAAGGATGCGAGTGAGATGCTACAGGCAGGGAGACAGTCAGAACTTATTGATGCGTTTTGGTCAGCAAAAGAGTTTGCCCCTGACGGTATCATCAATGGTGAAGACTTATGGGAAGTAGTATCAACAGAGAAAGAAGTACACACAGTACCCTATCCTTATGATGGGCTTAACAACAAGATAGGCGGTTGTCGATTAGGTGAAATCGTAACTGTTACGGCTGGTTCAGGTTTAGGTAAGTCACAACTCACAAGAGAGTTTGCTTACCACCTTCTTAATGAAGGAGCTACGATAGGTTATGTAGCACTCGAAGAATCTAGCAAGCGTACAGCACAGGGACTGATGTCCTTACACTTAGGCAAACCCGTACATCTTGAAGAAGTTGAGACAGAGGAGCTTAGAGAAGCCTTTGATGCAACTCTAGGAACAGGGCGTGTGTTTATGTATGACCATTGGGGATCGACTGAGAGCGAGAACCTATTGGGTAAGATTAGATACCTAGCAAGAGGGTGTGGTTGTCAGTACATTATACTGGATCACATTAGTATTGTTGTGTCAGGCATCGAAGGTGGAGATGAGAGACGAATCATAGACAACATGATGACCAATTTGCGGTCACTAACTGAAGAATTAAATATCGGATTGATTGTCGTATCTCATTTACGTAGACCTAGTGGTGACAAAGGACATGAAGAAGGGCAGTTAACTTCATTGTCCCAGTTACGAGGTAGTGCGGCTATCGCACAGCTAAGTGACATCGTAATAGGCTTAGAACGTAACCAGCAGGATGCTGAGACTTCTAATGTAACAACCGTCCGTATCTTAAAGAACAGATGGTCAGGTGATACAGGTGTAGCAGGACAGCTTCACTACTCCACCACAACAGGTCGTATGTCAGAGGAATTTGATGTACCTTTTTAATCACTCCAGCGAGAGGATTGTATGCTGATATTTGATATTGAAACAGATGGATTACTACAGGATGTAACAAAGATACACTGTCTAGTTATACAAGATACTAAGACAGGTAAGGTGTATAGTTATCATGGTGAGTCTTTGCAAGAAGGTCTCACTGTACTAGCACAAGCACCTGAGATTGGTGGTCATAACGTAATTGGTTTTGATCTACCCGTACTAGAGAAACTGTATGGCTTTAAATACGAAGGTGAAGTGTTTGATACCTTAGTAGCTTCTAGACTTATATGGTCAAACCTAAAAGAAAAAGACCTACTTAAGCGAACAGTAGCTAACAGACTAATTGGTTCACACTCACTCAAGGCTTGGGGTGAAAGGCTTAACTACCATAAGGGTAGCTACGGTGAGCAGGAAGATGCTTGGGAAGAGTTCACCCCCGAAATGTTAGAGTATTGTAAACAGGATGTTGGTCTTAACGTAAAGCTATACGAGATGATACAACGTAAGCGTTACCCACATGAACCAATGCAGCTTGAACATGAGATGGCAAAGATGTTGTTCCAACAAGAACAAACAGGCTTTCCCTTTGATGTAGAAGCGGCACAGAAACTGTACACGCAACTCTCTGCTAGAAAGCAAGAGATTGAAACTGAACTGGTTAACACCTTAGAGCCAACGATCATTGAGCTAAAGACCAAAACAAAAACAATACCGTTCAACCCTGCATCGAGACAGCAGATTGCCGATAGGCTAATGAAGAAGGGTTGGACACCAAAAGAGTTTACTCCATCAGGAGAGCCAAAAGTTGACGAAAAAATCTTGGCGGGAATTGATATGCCCGAAGCTAAGATGCTAACAGAGTTCTTAATGCTAAACAAAAGATTAGGACAATTAGGCAATGGTAAACAAGCATGGCTCAAGCTCGAAAAGAAGGGACGGATACATGGTCGAGTTAATCACATGGGTGCTGTTACTTCTAGGTGTACACATAGTGATCCAAATGTCGCTCAAGTGCCATCAGGATCTGCCGCCTTTGGGAAGGAATGTCGCTCACTATTTCACGCACCGAAAGGTTTCACCTTACTTGGGGCTGATGCAAGCGGTTTAGAGTTACGTTGTCTTGCTCATTATATGTCAAGGTATGACGGTGGTAAATATGGCAAAGAAATTTTAGAAGGTGACATTCATACAGCAAATCAGAATGCGGCAGGGTTAGCTACACGCCCACAAGCTAAGACATTCATCTATGGTTTCTTGTACGGAGCAGGGAATGAGAAGATTGGAGAGATCATAGGTAAGGGTAAAAAAGAAGGTGGTCAAATTAAGAAACGCTTCCTTGCCAAGACCCCAGCTCTCAAGAAGTTAACCGATGCAATTAAGTTACGACTAGAAACACAACAAGGTGAGAAGTCTATTAATGGTCTTGATGGTAGGATTATACCTATACGTCACCCCCATGCAGCTCTCAATACATTACTTCAATCAGCAGGAGCTATTGTCTGCAAGCA